CAATCGGCGAGGTGATGACGACGCCCAAGGGGACTAGGCAATGCTTCGATCGCGAGGAGTGGCGCACGATGGCGACCTTGATAAATCATTATCATTGGACTCACCAGCTGGCCGGATTGTACCTGCGAAAAAACAAAAAACAGTCGGTACAAATCGAGAATCTACAAAGGCACAAGACGGAGCTTTTGCTTGAGCAAAACCAGACGTTAATAACCGGAGATAAACTCCGGCTTGAACTCGATTCCGAACGACGGAAAAAACGCTTACTCGCTTGGCTCGCAGGCATCGGAGCGGGCGTATCCGTCGCGCTCGGAGTCGTATTATATGGAGTAGCGAAAAAATGAGTGAAAAGAAAAAATACCTGTTCTACGACGGTGCGATTTTGTTGATGGTGCTAGGTATCGCGGTCTCGGGAGTCGCGTGGGAGCGGAGCATTCACGTAGTGATCCCCGAGCCGCAATCGACCATCACAATACCAAGGGTCGAGGTGATACCGCAGGATCCAACGGAGCAAGAGATTCTTGATATTATCAACTCGGAGCGTCAAGACCCGGTGGTCGAGGTCGATCAATACATTCAATATTTCATGGCGGACGTTCCCGCCTACCGATACCGCAACGCGAGGGAATATACTCCGTACGTTGTTGCATACGCGGAACAATACGGCCTCGATCCTTTAGTTTTGGCGGTGATTATCTCGGTTGAGTCTAGTTGGCTACCGGATGTCGTCGGTCAACTCGGCGAGCGAGGACTTACGCAGGTGCACGGGGTTGCGGCTCGGGGCTACAACCTCGCCGAAGCCGAGGAGCAGATAGCGGCGGGGGCGGCTTGGCTAGCCAAGTGCATCGATAAATGCGACGGGGACTTGTTGGGCGGCTTGTCGATGTACCAAGCGGGTACGAGCTGCAAACCTCACCGGGGGTCGCGCAAGCGGTACAACCTCTATATGGATGCATGTAGAGAAATTCGAGGCTTTGAATGAAAATGATAACTGTTACCGAGGCGGCGAGGGCGTTACACGTCACACCCGCGTTGATCAGAATTTATATTCGCCAAGGGCTATTTCCCGGAGCGGTGAAAGTACGCGGTACCCGTTGGCAGATACCCGCTGCGGCGGTGGAAATGCTGGACGGAGTAGACATCTCCGGAGCGTTCGCAAAGGTTGAGAAGAGACCATTTTGTGAGGTGGTGCCGGATAGAGATAACGGAGAGTGGTTCGAGGTGGTGACCCCTACGCGCCTATGCATTGACATATACGAAGACAAATCCGACGCAGATGACCTATGCAAAAAGATAAACGAAGCGGCCGCCGAATGGGTAAAAAATGCGTGAGTCGAAAGTCGAAAGCAAAGCTGTGAAATACGCTCGAGGTCTAGGTCTCGAGGTATATAAACTGACCGGTTCTGCGAACCCCGACCGGCTTTTTATCATCCCCGGTAGGAATACGTTTTTCTATGTGGAATTTAAAGCGCCCGACGAGCCTCCGAAACCGCACCAAGTCAAAGAACACAAACGGCTACGGAAAAAGGGTTTTTCTGTGTTCGTAATCGACAATTTCAACGACTTTAAAACCGCGCTAAAATGGGAGCTCGAATATTGATGGAGTGGATTTTAATAGTAATTGCCGTCGCGTCGGCGTCGTTTCTTCTCACTCTGATTCTCGTCGACATATATGATTTTTTCCGGAAACACAAAAGGAAATGAAATTCAATCCCCGAGGCTACCAGCGCGAAGCGATCGAGTTTTTCACCAGTCGTCGCTCCGGTGCTCTGTTCGCCGACCCCGGACTCGGCAAGACTATCATCGCGCTCATAGCTGTGAACGTGCTCCGTATTCTACGGCCAGGAATCAAAGTGTTGATAGTTGCACCGCTGCGACCGATGCGCTCCACGTGGCCCGAAGAGATAGAGCAATGGGACCAGACGGCGCACCTGAAGTACCAAATCTTGCACGGTAAAACTAAGGTGATAGACCGGTCGAACGACGTTTTCCTAGTCAATCCGGAGGGTCTAAAAGCAGCGCTCGAGCAGTTCAAAAAGATTAAACCGAGAGCGATAATCGTAGACGAGAGTTCAAAATTTAAAAACTGGACCGCCGTTCGCACGCGCTTACTGCGCAAGCACACTAGGCATTTCGATTTCTGCTACATAATGACCGGTACTCCTGCGTCGAATAATTTAATCGACCTATTCGCGCAAATCTATCTAGTCGATAAGGGTGCTACTTTCGGGAAGTCTATCACCCGATTCCGCGAGCAGTATTTCCAGCCTACCGACTACATGCGCTACAACTGGGAGCCGAAGGAAGGGGCCGAAGAATTGATTTACGAGAGAGCCGCCCCGTGGTGCCTACGACTGGACGGCGAGGAGCTCCTCGACCTTCCCGACCTAGTACTCACCGACACGTTCGTAGACCTCCCGCCGAAAGGTCGTCGGCATTACGACGAGATGCAAAAGCAGTTGTTCTCTGAGCTCGACGCAGGCGACGAGGTTACCGCTCGTAATCGGGGCGTTTCCTACGGACTGTGTAGACAGATAGCGGGCGGCGAGGTCTACGTCGATAGTACTGAGCTCAATGTTAAAAATTCACAGGTTGTCCACAGTGCGAAGATTGACGCATTAAAAGACCTAATCGACGAGCTCGGAGGGAAGCCTGTATTGGTGGCGTATGCGTACAAGCACGAGCTAGCACGATTGAAAGCGGAGCTCGGCGACCCTCCGTACATCGGCGGCGGAGTCTCCGTCTCCGAGGGTGATAGCCTAGTAAGACGGTGGAACAACGACGAGCTCCCTGTGTTGCTAGTGCACCCGGCGAGCGTGAGTCACGGTCTCAATATGCAGTACGGCTCCGGTCGTCATATCATTTGGTACTCTCTCACCGACGACCCGGAGGCCTACGAGCAGACCAATAAGCGGATACGCAGACAGGGAGTCACCTCCCGCGTGTTTGTCTATCACCTGCTAGCGCGTGAGACGGTAGACCATGCGATCATTGCGAGACTGAGGGCTAAAGGCAAAAACCAGAAATCATTGCTCGACGCGTTGCGCGAGTATCGAGACGGCTCGCGCCCACAACTAAAGGATAACGCGATGTTTGTCGACGACGCGATAAAATTCGCAAAGGGGTTGGTATGACATGGGTATATTTCCCCGAGTCCTATCTTTGTGCTCTGGGTACGGAGGCCTCGATCTTGGAATCGAGCTCGCCGTCGGATGTAGAGTTGTATGTTACGTCGAACGGGAAACCTACGCCGCGTCTAATCTCGTGGCGCGGATGGAAGATAAGACCTTACATCAAGCACCTATCTGGGACGATGTTAAAACCTTTGATGGCCATGCATGGCGAGGCGCGATTGATTGCATCACTGCTGGTTACCCGTGCCAACCGTTCAGCCTCGCAGGAAACCGTAAGGGAGCTTCGGACCCTCGGCACATATGGCCCGATATACGAAGAATCGTCGGAGAAGTACGACCCCAGTTCTGCTTCTTTGAGAACGTGCCCAACCATCTCAACATGGGATTCGATACAGTCTCCCGAGACCTACAAGAGATGGGTTACAGCGTTGCGGCGACACTCGTTACAGCGGAGGAAATCGGTGCACCACACAAACGAGAACGATTGTTCATCTTGGCCAACTCCAAAAGCCGACCGATCCGGATCAAGTCAGAATGGAATGAACAGAACGAGGCCTTCAGGGGGCACTCCGAGCCTGGAGACTCTAGGGGCGAAGGTGTGGCCCACAGCAACGGCGGGAGATTCAAAGCAGAGTGGGGCAAAAGGGTACAAACTTACGGGCGGAAGGCACGATGGGACGACGCTAACGGATGCGGCGGTGCGGAACGGGCCAACACCGAAGGCTGGAGATGCAAAGCGGACAGCGTGTCCTGCCGAGGCAAAGCGGAAAACCCCGAGTTCATCAGTGGTGGCGTTTCAGTGTTCCCGCCCGGGCAGAACCCAAACGACCCTAGATGGTCAAAATGGCCTTGGCCGTCGTTTGAACCCGGATTTCGTCGAAACTCTCATGGGTCTACCAAATGGAATGACCGACTACGACTCTGCGGTAACGGAGTTGTGCCGTTGGCGGCGGCGTATGCGTTCGTCACTTTACTGTCTGATACAACCGATAAAGGGGAGTTGATATGAGAATAATACTCGAGGGATTCGACGGGACTGGTAAGAGCACGCTACAGGCTAAAATCTGCGACGAGTGCAACGTACTAGCGTACAAGTGGACGGGGCGACCGAAAGACAGAGGTGAATACCTCGGCAATCTCACCCTAGCCCGGCGAGCCGCTATCACCCCTGTAGTCTTCGACAGGCACCCTGTTATCTCGGAGCACGTGTATCGAGGTACGGGCGGCTCGGTGTTCGATGATATTCTTGAAGAATTGATAATGTGCCGCATCGACGCAATCATCCATTGCACTGGGTCGGTACTCACCGTGAGACCCGAGAGCGACGGTACTCCGAGGGATGATAAGCAGACGGAGCACGTGAAAAAGTATGCTGCGGATTATCTGTTGATGTACGATATTTTAATGTCTGACCTCTCGAGATACAAACCGGTAATCCGTTTCGATATGTCCGAGCACGGCGATACCGACCGCATAGTTAGTTACGTTAAAACCCTATTATGGGCTTGACTCCATAGCAGGCAATCCCTATATTGTCTTTAGGGGCAATGATGCACCTCGCCGGGCGTAACCTTTCTTTTTTAAATCGGTTGTGGCCGCGCCCGGCGTTATTTTTCACCGAAGGATAAGATTTTGTTCGAGCTCAAAACCCAAGCGAGTGTATACCTCTCCATCCGTGAGGTCTCGGAAATCCTCAAAATAGATTACTCCACCGCTCGGCGTTGGCTCGCCGATGGAAGATTACCCGGCGAGAAAGTCGCGAATAAAATCTTCGGCATCCGAGAGGATATCGAAAAAATAGCGGAGTCGCTCGAAGGGACTCTTACAGTCGGAGAGGTAGCGGCGAGGATAGGTAAAGCCACCCGAACAGTAAACCATTTGATAACAGCGACTAAAGAGCTCAAAGCTATCAAATGGATGCGCCGATGGTACGTGACGGTCGAATCAGTCGACGCCTACGAGGAGAAAAATGCAAAGTAAAAGGTACTACAGAGCTTGAATGATTGCAATCGCCGCAGCCGCAGCGGCTGCAATAACCCCGGTGATTAGGGCGGTGATGCCCTTCCAATTGACCGGTTTTTTGGCGTGAGTCGTCGTCTTACAAACGCTGATAGCCTGCGATATGTCGCTATCGGTGGCCACGTGCCGAAGCTTCTCCCGAGTTACCGCCGAATCTTCTCTAAGCTCCCGAACATTATCCCTAATTTCCTCGACCGCCGTTGTCATAACGTCCATCGATTTATTGAAATTACGGTGCAAGCCTACGAGCTCTCGCTCGAGAATCTCGTGAGCGACGAGATGCTCGCCGCTATCCTTAAGATTCATCGTCGTGTTTCGCTTGGGGGATATTGTATTTCTCACTAATGCGCGCAATTTCGCGTCTGTACCAGGTTCGGGCATCTTCTAAACCCTCCGTCTCCCCTGTTATCTCGGATTCCATGCGGCGTATCACCGCCGCACGTTTAGCTGCTTGAATCTCAACCTCCGCAGCTTGCACCCGAGACTCGGGAGACAACATAGCTATTTTCTCTAATTCTTCGTGCTCATGTATAGACCGAAGTTGATTAACCGATAAGTCCTCGCGCCATACCGCACCATCCGGCAGTGCGTCCCCAAGCGTATGGATTTCTCCGCGCTCCCAAGCTCCATCGTACCGGTACCATACGCGGCCTCGGTTATCCGCGATAATCTCACCGGTTCTAGTCACCTTCTCGAATTTCCCCGCTTTATGCATGAGAATCTCGAGCCTCTCCGCTTCTTCGTCACCGATGTTCTCTTGACCTTTCACCGATTGGAAATACTCGGGAGCTCGTACCATCTCCGCAATCACATCCTTGTAGCGAGCCTCTTTCCCGAGTCGGTCCCGAGCTGCAACTTTTGATGCCATGGGATCGACAATCGGATTGACGATACTCATGATAATCTCGAATCCGTCCGCCTCGATGGTACGTAAGGCCCTCATGTTAATACCTAATCATCAGGTGAAACGCGAGGTTGATCGGTCGAGTCTCTTCGTCGGTGCCCGTCGTATCGTAGCCGCTCTCGTAGGCGAACCCCTCGCCAGTAACCGTCGGTGGGTTGATATCCGACGAACGAGCCATGATAAAATCATCCTCTACCGCGCTACCACCAGGGTCTGTAGGATAAACCCAATAGCTCTCACGCTCGATTATCTTAGCCGACCCAAGAGGAAAAACTCCACTCCAATAGCCTGTATAATGCGAGTGGGTACCCGCTTGATACGACTGGACCGAGCCCGGCTCCGCCTCGGTACCGGCTGCGATTCTACCCGTATCCCTAGTTGCCGTAGTGCCGTTGAGCGCTCGCACGAACGCACCGCGACAGTCGGGCAGAACTAGGTACGTGCCCGCGACATTTCGATTCGTTCCGCCTGCGTCGAGAGTTTTAAAGAATGATTGAGCCGTATTATTCTCCGAGTCACCGCAGTACACCGCCGCGACGAGCTCCGGGTACGAAGCGATAGAAATCACCTGCCCGGCGAGTAGTAGCAGTCTATTCTCGTGAGTCACCGGGTCGGCGTCCCTACCTCCCCAAAACAGAATCTCTCCGGGTGCTCCGGCGATTTTCATTATCGAATCCATCAAATCCGAAGCCGTCGAAGACTCGGTAGTACCGCTAGGAGTGACATCTGCGCGATCTAGAATCGCCTGGAACGAACCCCACATCTCGTTAACCCAATCGGCGTCGAGTGGGCATCCATCACGGACGGTCGGACCGCTTGATTGGTCGGCGGTGACACTCGGGAAACTCCCGGTAGTGAAATCTATTAATGAGAAATCTTTCATAAAATCACCTCGTTACACATAGCGCACAACCATCGCGGCCCATGTGTGTAATGGTTTACAGCGCATAACAATCTTTTCTAGTATCTGGCGCTTTTCTTCGGGGATGTCTACCGACGCGATTATCGACTCGGGCGACTCCTCGCCGCCTGATAATAGGTCATAGTGCACGATACCTGAGTCGCCTGCGTACATCGAGGGCCGCGTATGGGTCACGTCTTTTACTAGGAACCGAATCTCGTAGACGGAATCGACGAGAGCGTCGATCGTCTGCCAAGACTGAGACCATACCGAGTCGGAGCTCCCCACGAACAGCGCCCTAAAGTTATCGTCTACTGTTCTCTTATACAATACCACCGGGTAGGCGAAATCGTAGTTATCGAGAGAGCCATCGCCCACACCGGTCACCTCGCAGTAAGCGTGCCCGGTAACCGGCGTTGTCTCCTCGGTAGGCGTAATAGTCTGCGTTGCATACGCACCGGTCTCAATAATGGCCTGTCCTATATCATGGCGAGCTAGTACCTCGGTCGCGTCGAGCTCCTCATCGTACAATCGAATGCCTTGTATGTGTCCGTAAAAATAATTGGACGACGCACCGTCGGAGCCGACTAGGAGCTCGTCGTACGTGGCGCTCGTGACAGGTGCTCCGGCGTTGGTACCGGTGATAGTCAGTATTCCGTCGATGTAGATATTTTGCGTTGTATTGCCGCCACTGTAGACCCGAGTCACGGCGACATGAGTTAACCTATCTGACTCGATGGGTGCGGACACAGTGCGCTCGGTAGCTCCTACGACGCACCGGTAATCGAGCTTTTCGGTAGTAGCGTTGTAGGTCAAGTCGTGCTCAAATCCCGCGACCCCTTGGTTCGTCCAGATGGTTTGATCGCCGCCGCCCTCAATCCGTAGCCAACACTCGAAAGTCACATCGTCGGCGACGAAAAACGGGTGGTCTTTCGAGTACATATCCTCGACGCCCGTAACACCAGCACCAAAACGAATCGAAGCACCGCCCTCTGTCCATCCCCGAATTAGATTCTGTGTAGGGGACCCGTTTACATTGAATTTGTAGCCACCTACGAGGTCGTTTACGGTGTCACCGTCTTCTGGTCTCGACGAATACTCGGAGATTAGCCCGCTGTGCTTTTCTTCAGGCACTCCGCGTGCGTAATCCTCTTGTATCTGGTCCTCATGGATTTTTTCGGAGAAAGATTTAGGGGCCGCGATAGTTACCACGCCGCCCGCAGCGAGTGAATCGATTGCCGCCGCAGCGAGTATCATCGGCGCATCTCCCGAGATTGTCGGGTCCGTCCCTGCGTCGGAATAATACCCAAGCTCCACACCGTCGATGTACAGACTGAGCACGATATTACTCGCTGCATAATCCCAAACTAACGCGACATGGTACCAAGTATCTTGCGCAATGTATCCCGACAACGGCGCGGCGTTCACCTGGATTTCTCCGTCTAAGTCGCCGATAGCTCGTAGTTCGCACCCGCCATTAAACAGATCGTCATACGCGATACACTGGCCTTGACCCGTCGAGGTTTTAACGCTTCCAATAATGCCCCTAGGTCGCGATAACCCATAGGGACTTATTGTTATCCGCGACACTAATCCGTTGAACTGTAGCGTCGAGTCGTACCGCTGGCCGATGTCAATATCGGTAAGACCCGTGGGCATAGTGCCGCTTGTGTCGGTAGATTCTAGTTGCGTACGAGCTTTGAACAGCTTGAATTTATTGAGCTTTGTCTCGAAGTCGTAAACTTGTTTCTCGCCAGTGTATGAACTCAAAAATCCGTTGATGAGCGCCTGCGAAGCTCCCGAAGCTACAACCGTTCCGACGATTGCTTCGATCTCCGACGAGATCGTGATCCGGTTGTCTGCGGTGCCGTCGCTGATATTCACGACTTGCCCGCCGTAGCCTAACCCGTCGTAAACAGTGCCGAAATGCTCGGTTCTCACATTCACTATGCTTGGGTCTTCACTGCCTAGATTTTCGATACCGTACATAGTGAGCACGTCCGCTACACGCGTAGCCGTTGCGGCCTCGGTTTTCATATACGTAGTCGGGAGTTCGGCTTTCTCTATCTGTAATCCGTACACGTAGAGATTAACCGTGGAGTCGTCACCCGCGAAAGTATTGTCGCTAATCGAGTCGGCGGGAGCGAGTAGCCCGGTAGCCGTGGAGCCGGAGATATTAAACAGCATCCAGATACGCCAAATATCATCACCCTTGTTTTCGGCGTATGCAACCTCAATCCCCGCGCCCTTACTGACCGCGCCGGTCGTTAGGTCGAAAAAGCAAGTTCCGTTTGTAACTTCTGTTACGTCCATATAGGCAAAGGCTTTATCGCCTTCGGAGACATACGCACTCATGACATGATAGCCGGTCGACGGTGGTGAACTCGCCTGATCGATTGAATGAATCGCGTCGGTAGTATCGGCCACGATCCCGTTGAATTGCATCTCGCCGAGCGCCGTCAACCCCGCTGTGACTGTGCTATGGATATTGGTTTTTGACCACGCAGCGTTCCCGATTTCCTCGGAATATGTGAATAGATTGGTTGATTGCGGCCTCGAGTTGTATCCCTGGACAGGTGACAAATCTTTATCAAAAACCCGGTCAACTCTCATCCAGTTTCCGCCCACTGGGATCAGTGCCGTTTCTGTATCACCGGGCAGCACTTTTTCGATAAGGGTTTCCGTCGCTCGGCTGAAAGCTTTGGGTATATACCCGTCGTAAGATTCTTCAGGCGATGGGTAAATCGTGAAGTTGGAGATTAGGCCATTCAACTGGGATCCACTGCTTTGATCCGCACCTATATGCAATGTTGTTAAACCCGCCGGTACTAAGCCCGAACTATCTGTATCTTCACTAACCCCATTAACTAAATAGTCAAAATCATTGCTCGCATATAGACACTCAATTCCAGTTTTTTGACCGCTAGATATGTCGGTAGAGCCTGAAAGGCTGGCCTGTGTAGCCGCGCCAACTATTGAAGCAAACCTAGCTGCGTCGCCGATCGAATACATTAACATTCGATTGCTGGTTATTGTAACATCATGCAAAGCAAAGGACGCAAAAAAACCAGATGCTGTGTAATCATGAACTAGAGCATCCCAAGCAACGCGCCCTTTCCCAATATCCTCACCGCCGATATTATCACCGGCTGTGAATCGAAGATCTTCCTTCACTCTTGTAGCCGTTGCGCCTGCCGTGGGTATGTACGAAGATGCTTTTGAATCCGCCTCGAGTTGAAAGCCCCAAAGGTATGTATTGATAGTCGCGCCGTCACCAGCAAAAGTATCATCATTGTCCGCGTTGGACGATAGCACCTGTACAGTGTGCGCCGCCGCTGTAGCGGTGAATGACATCTCGCAACGGTATCCGCCATCGGCGAAAGGCCCGTACATTTTCGCACGGGAGCAACCCGCGCCGATAGTTCCGACGGTTTTCGTGTTTACGTTGTAATACGCATACGCGTTGGTAACTGTAGTACATTCGAGCTTTACGTGGTCTACATCACCCGGACTTGCCCAACACGAGAGCGTGTAGGTCGCTGCGGTTAGGGTTAGACTGCCCCTAGAATACCCGTGGTTTCCATCTGTGGAATCCGCAACGAGCGAAAGGGCTTCGGTCTCACCGTTCGGCGCGGTCGCTGTATTAACCGTGACCGTATCACCCGCGTCTACCAGTGCCCAAGAACCGCCGCCCGTAGACTCGGGGATAACGTTGGTGTTCTGCGCTTCAGGCAAATAGCCGGTTAGCTTAACCGCACTTTCGTCGATCTCTTCGTCTACTCTCATCCATCCGGAACTAACCGGCACAAGTAGACTATTATCGGAGCTATCGAGTTTTTCGACATGTGCAACGCTGGCCCGCGTTGCGACCGATGGGAGCGGGTCGCCCGCAGCTATCGAAGGATACACACCACACGCCTTGTAAAATCTTTCCTTCGCTACGTCCGCTTGTAGGTGAGTATCGAGCCATCCGGCACCTTGCCACATTGAAATATAAGCAATACCTGAGTCGCTTGAAGTTATAGCCGGATCTTGAAATCCAATATTGAAGCTCCCGCCGTCGCCTGTATTGGTTTCTGCTGACACATTAACAGCGGTCCCTTGTGAGCCGTTCTTGTACCATACTGCACTTCCCGAGCTATCAACAAAACCAATAAGGTGGACCCATTCACCTGGAACAGTGGATTGACTTATCAAAAGTGCCCCATACACTAGATATAAAGTCGTCCCACCTATACTCAAAAGCGCAACTTGATTTCCGGTATTAACCCTTTTGCTAAAACAATAAGCCGTCGCGGTTGGAGCCTGAAAAATGACCTCAATAACGATGTCGTCTGATCCCACATCAGCATAGATTGATGCTGATTTAGAAAAACCCTTACCCGTATTGAATTTAACTCGTTTATCATTTAGGCCCGGAGTGTATTCGTCTATTGTAGGATCGCTACCACTACCCGCGATCGATAGGTCATCACCTACCGTCGCAACCCAAGCGCTAGTTGTCGCTTGGTCCGCTTCGTAACGAAATGTAGGGCTTTTAGTTACGCTATTTATCGTAATGTCTTCGTCAAGTGCCGCGTAGCCGCTAGTGCTCGCCGGTATCTTAAATGTGGGAGAGACCTCCACACCATCGGCGGCAACGTCCGGGCGTAGCCCCATAGCAATCATTGCCCGTTGCTCGGCGAAAGTGCTCTGGAGATGGGTATCGAGCCAAGATGCGCTTTCCCACATGGCCAGATAAGAAACGCTCATCTCAGCGGGTGATGTGCCGCCAACGGTAGCACCTACCGTAAGTGCATTGGCCGAAGAGATACTGCCAACAGAAGACACCGAAACAACTGCGCCGGGGCTAGTATTCGCATAGCAAACACCGGACCCGCTTTTATCAATGAACCAAATCAGATGATAGTATGCGTCGTCTTCTAGAGCCGGTGTATTCACCTGCGCTATGTTCGCCGAAGCGTCCCGGATATACAGCGTGAGAGCTACGGATGATGTATTATGATAAAGCAAAAACCCAGCGCTCGAAGATGATGTAGACGCTAGTATGTAAATCCCGCCGGAACTCAATGCGCCAGTTTTCACGATTGCTTCAAAAACTATATCGCCAGCACCCGCTGTGATAGCCGCGCCCGCGTAGTATTTACCCGCGTCGAATAATACGCGGTAGTCGTCCTTACCAGGCGCAAGTGCGTCGAAAGTTGGATCGGTACCGCTGCCCGCGATAGTCAAGTCGCCGCCTACCGTGGCGTTCCAATCGGTCAAATCAGCGTCTTGCGCCTCGTAGCGAAACGTTGGCGAGACAGTAGTACTGTTTATCGTGATGTCTTCGGGTAAATCGCCATAACCGACCGCACCGCCGGGGTTCATATCGAACGTAGGAGCGCGAGAGGTATCGTTGATTTTCGCCCAACACGAAAAGCTCCCTTCGTCCGTTACTTCGCCTTCAAACCGTGCGTATTGAGCGTCTAGGAAATCGATCGCCAGCTTGTCCGCTGCGTTAGTTCCGCCCGTTGCAACGCCCAATCCTAGCACGTCGCCGCTATCCCCATTCTCGCCGTCGAGCCGGGTTTTATCCGAGAGTTTAAAACCGGAATCGTAAAGGACTTGCGAGCCCGCATCGTGCATAAGCGGTGCGGATTTAACATCTTGGTCGAGAGCATCTACACCCAAATCTTGCGGCGCGTAAAATGTCTCTGGGTCGGTAGCCGCAACGTGATCGGTGAGACTCACCTCCAAAGACTGCGCGCCCTCATAAAACAGAACCGCATCTTTAGCTAGCGTACATGCGTCCGCCGACGGTCCCGGAGTCCAATCCGCAGTGCCGACGGCTTCCATATCTCCATCGACTAGGATGAAAAACCCTACGTCGGCGTCCGACTTGGTACCACCTACGAAAAACACAAGATGCCAAGTATTATCATCTTCCGGAACGTCTTTATTTACATCGTCGGAGTTGTCGTTTACGAGCAGATAACCCGCGCCGCCGGAGGCGTAACCGCAGTACGCTTCCTCACCGCCGCAGAACGAATCCTCACCGCCGCACCACGCGCTCCACGTGCCATCTGTGTAAAACTCCGGGTTTATTAGCGGGTCGTTCTCGTAGGCGAATAAATTCGTGAATCCTGCCTTGTGCAACTCATTGGTCAGATGGTCCGCGCCCATGCCAGGTTTCGCGTAAACGATTCCTTTGAGTACCTCTCGGCGCTCGGCTTCGGTCAAAGAAGAGTCGGGGATAACTCCGTATTCGTGCTCGAGGTCGTCCAGAATGGGCGTTAGCTCCGGGTCTCTTACCCTCGCTAGTCGAGCGAGTGAACTCCGTAGATTTTCGTACGAATCCGACATGCCTTCAATCAGACCGTCGAAAGAACCGCCGCTTTTAGCTACCCAAGCGGAGCCGCTCGGGAGTAGGGACTCAATGACAGTTTTGAAACTCAAACCCATTTTTGTACCTCTTAGACCGTGGTCCAACTTATCGAATTGAGCTCCACTAATTCACCGTCGCCGACCTCGTACGAGTCGACGTACGCAGCGGGTGATACGGTTTTAATTCGCACGCGTGTAGCAGACGAGCCGGTTACGTCTAGCACCGGTTGGATCGCGTTGGATACCGAGACTCCGGTCACTGTATCGTTCTGGTCTGTATCCAAATCTAACCCGGAAATCCACGGGTACACGTCCGCAAGATATGCGACGACCGCAGCCTCGACCCTCGTTTTGACATCCGCCTCTTGCCCCACTGGGTAGGAGAGGTTTTCGACCTCCACATCTAAGCCAGTGAGGGAGATGGACTCGATAAACAAAGTACTATCGGGCATGCCTAACGGCGGCTGTGATAGTCCTGTATCCGGGTCGGTATTGATTCCCGTGCGTACCGCTGTTTTGAGCGCCGCGTCGGCGGTACCGTCGCCCGTGCTTGCCTGTACGTATACCGTACGGTCTCCGGGAATCGTCGTCCCCTCAGAAGCCGGTCTGCCCGAGTAGGGAAACACCGCCGCAACACCGTCGACCGCTTCGCCCCAAGTCCTATAGTCCGCAAGATTTCCACCGCCGCCGACTGTGCGAATTTCGGTTAGTACCCTACGCCTATAAACCTCAATATCTTCCTGGTCTACACCCGTAGTCACCGTCGAGCTGTACTCGGCTGCAGCAGATAGCCCGGCGACTTGACTCTCGATTGTGAGGGTATCGCCCGCCGTCAAGTTGCTGGCCTCTCCGACCGTCTCCGCTTGCGCCTCAAACGTCACAGTAAGGCTAGGGATAGTCGCAACCGTCTCCGTCGGAATGTAGCGAATACCGGAGAAATCCGAGACATAGGTCAACAGTGGGGTGATGTTAGTACCGTCGCCCGTGGTGTCGATCTCTACAGTCGCCGCAACTCCCGCCTTGCGAGTTACGCCGTAATTCGTACCGATTAACTCGAGGTCTTCTTCGGTCGCGGTCTCCGCTAGATTCTGCTTGGTTCGCTCAACGGCGAATTTTAGGAGCGAAGTAAACAGTAGCCCCATATTAGTAGCGAGCACCCGCAAGAAAGACTTTTCCGAGAGCGGTGCGCTTTGACCGATGGCGGTCTCGAAATTCGTTAGAATTATCTGTATCGCTTCTTTAGTTGTCGATAATGGGAACGCCATTACTGCAGCCTCTCGTTAGCTGGGTCTACTGTCTGAGATACCCAAAGCAAACCGTTATTTGTAAGAAGGAAAACCTCTAGATCGGATTTCGGCGGCTTAACCACAACCAAAATTTTCAACTTGTTTGCCTGCGGGTTTCGTACGCTTACGTCTATCTCTTCAGCGAGTCCCGTCTCAATCATCCAATTGAGGTCGGATAGGATAGCGTTGCGAATATCCGTCAAAGCCGTCGCGGTGATTGGTTGGTCTACGGAGGCTAAAAACTTACCTCCGAATCTCTGCGTAGGCTTGTCAACCAGCGTGTTACCTATCCAATCGCTAGATGTAAACAGCGACAGCAGAACAGAGTTTTCTATTCCTCTATCCATCACCGGTTGACCTGCTTGAAATTCAAGCTCCGCGCCGTCTTCGTCTATCACTATCCTTGGGTCACCCTGAAATCGCTCTATTACCATTACGGCACCTTGATTGTATCTGATTCGGAGTTGTCGATGGTCGCTGCAGATGACGTGCCCGGACTAGCTGTAATAGCTGTACTACCCGGCCCGGCAGTAACCCCCGGATGAACATGTGCGTTAAATATCGTAACAAGGTTATTGAAGTCCGTAACTAGTGTATCAAATTGAGATTTGAGCTCCGGGAAACTAACGGCGGATTGAGCGCCGTCATTTATGACTACATCACCGTCCGGCATGCACCGCACTTTCGCGGTTTTCGCTCCGGAGTCGCTCGCGTAAATCTCGTACGTGCCCTCGTCCAGACCGTCGGGAGGAACATTATCGTTAGTCGTCGCGGCTATCTGCCAAGCGTTGCCAGCGCGTACGAGCACCACTATCGAGCCGTCGGGGGGATTGACATCGACACCCGCACCGCGATGGAGCTCTACGGTTTGAATGTCATCCGCGTCGGAGACCTCGACTTGTAGTAACGTTACCTCGTCGGTACCGTCTCGGTTAGTGCCTACCGTGCGCCCGGTGATTTTACCTACCTCTACCATGGTTCTTCGATATCCTCTCCGGTGTACGTCTCCGGGGGAACTAGGCTCAACGTCGCCGTCGTCCCGGATGTCTTGTAATCGTACTGCACCTCTCGAATGAGGAAATTAAAACCGTCGTCGAGGTACAGTGTCGGAGATTTAACCGTTACGATAGTATTCGGGGCCCATAACGAGCCGTTCGGTGCGTACCATCCGGGTACGGGTAACGAGAACGAGAGCGCCTCGGCTATTTGTTTGGAGCGTTGCCAATTGGCCGACTGTTGAATATTCCCGCCGGTAGAGTCGTCGGCGGTGAAAGTCGTAGTTCTTGTAACCGGTACCCGCGAATCTTTTGCGACCGCCGTCTTCGAATTCTTCTTCGGCGACTGCCCGAGAGCTTTGTACAGATTGAACCGGTCGCGACCGTCGAATTTTATGCCCGCCTCTTGAAACGGAGGTAGCCCCTCCTCAATCGTGCCGACCGAAGACAACGTAGTCGCCTTTGTAAATACCAGCTCGCCTTTATCATTGCTCGTAATGAGCACGCCCCTCTGTTTAGCGAGCGACGCGAGGTGGTTAAAAATCGTCTCCGTCTTTTCGGCGGTAACCCGGTCGAAAGGTGGGTCGTCGTCTACGTTGAAAACTACGTTAACGCCCTTTTGTTCAACTAGTGATTTAGCCCGTTTTTCGAGTGTGATTTTATTCGCCTCGTAAGGGGGCTTCACAGTCGAATCAATCACGTCCGCCGTGTAGCTCCACCCCTCGAGGTTAGCGACCGCTCCGTCTTTACTTATCGAGTGCTCGACGGTGTACAGCCGACCATCTACCGCTAGCCGACCGCCCAAATAACATTGAGCCTCTCTGTACATGAACGGGCGCAACAACTCTTTAAGCTCCAGGTCATCGGCGTAGTCGTACACAGTCGCCGTCCAGCCATACGCGGCGTTGTCCGCCGCCCTCACCAATTGCGCTCTCCACACCGGCAACTCGCGACCCTCGATAACGATTGTGAAGTCGTCGAGCTCCTTAGCAGGGAGCACCTGTATCGTCGGGTCTAAAGCTGCGATCTCCGGTGCGGGTCCGGGGATATTGATAACCTCCCCAGGAAAGATAAGGTTAGGATCCCCGGACCGTAACACCGAAGAATTCGCTTTCCAAATACGCCGCCACTCCCGCCCGCTGCCGTACGCGGCCCGTGCGATATGGGTGAGGTTATCACCCTTGACTATCGTATACGGACGGCCTGGCGTTGGTTTAGGCATAGACTACGACCTCGGTACCACGGTCCAAAAGCAAAATGTCATTACCCTTTAGGCCGTTCGTTTCGATAAACAAATCGAAATTTTCGTCGTTTTCGCCGAGGCTACCATACTCTGTAATCGTTATCTCGATAGGCGTTCGAGGGCGATCGAGTAGGATGCGTTTCTCTATCTGCAGACTCGGAGCGAGAGTAAGTAGATATTTACTTGCGGTAGCTATCAAGTCGGCGGCGCTTAGGAAAGTTTGAGACTGAGAAAAATACTGGTTTACTAAATATTCGTTTTGAAAGTCTGTTTGCGAAGCGTCTAAATAATCGGTCACGTTGGTGAAAATATCACCGAGTAATTGCGCTAGCTCGAGCGCTTGGGAGCGAGTCACAAGCTGGGATACCGTCGCCACTTTGGCAATAGCACCCAGTGCGGCCACCATCGTAAGCTCCGCGACCGCCGCCTCGTTCCGTGCGATTTCCGGTTGCCTCACCGTCACCGGTAGCACCTGGCTCGCACTATCTACGAGGTCGCTATACACGCGCCCTTTCGATTGACCGTCGCCGATACCGAGCGACGGTAATTGCGTGAGTTGCTGCAGTTGTCCGGCTAGTGAGTCAGTGAGTATCGTCGTCTGCGTTTTCACATCGTTGATACTCTGTTGAATAGCGGTGATTGCGTTATCGAGAGCGTCTATCGAGTCGTAAAGCGGCTTCGTCGTAACCTCGAGGATGGTCGTAGCTTTAGTCGTCGCCGACTCAATAGCTCGAGTAAAAGCCTCGACGTCTTGATTCAAATTATCTGCGAATTGCTGTGCGGCGTTCGTGTTTAGGTCGTCGATTTTCTCATCGATTAAGGCTTTGAGTTCCGCCGCCGTTATAAGAGTCGTCGGGTCGATAGGCTCAATCCACTGAGTTTCAAACGGAGTGATATTCGCCGAGCCTACCGGGTCGTTGCTCTCACGAACGGAGACGAGCTGCAACTCCATAAACCCGTGCACCGGGTGGATAACCTCCCAAGTACCTCGACCTTTGCACGCCTCGAAAAATTGCTGCGCGGTCTTGTCGTGGTCTGCACCCTCGAAAAACAAATTTAGCTTGTATTTGGTGCTATCAACATCCAAGTCTTGGACGATATTCCCACGGACTTTAGGGTATGCGAAAATACCCAGCTTTTTGTCAAAATCTCGGGGCCCGGACTGCCATTTCGCGGTGAAGGTAGCACCATCCGGAGAGGTCAACTCGATAGTCTCTCGGAGTCTAGATTTCCAGTCGTTCGGGCCGTTCTCGAGGATGTCTTTAATTTGGTCGAGTAATGTCATTTGTTTTTGCCCGCCCGCCTACGATTGACCGTTGTATCCGCCTCACCGCTCGACGCACTCGAGGTTGCGTCTATCGTCATCTCGCGTTGAAACTCCGCAGGGAAATCGCGTAACCCGAGAGTAATATCGACGCTAGTGTTGTTATCGAATGCAGCTTGTAGGCCGCCGGGGTCGAGGCCCCTCTCGGGAGCAGGGCCGCTCGGACCTTTAGTTTGCCCAAGTTCATCGGCTAGGCCAATTTGTTGGAGCCCCATGAATTGTTGACGGGCCTTGCGAACGTCATCGAAAGTTTTTTCCTCTTTTAAATCAATACTCGCCGCACCCTGCAACGCCTTAACCGCATCCTGCGCTCCGCTCATATCTAGCTCGATACCGAGCGCCGCACTCGCAGAACCGACGAGCGATAGAACGCTCATAACCCCATCGGTAAAGAGCTCTAAAATCCAGTTCCATGCTTTAGCCATGGCGTTATAGATGGCGATACCCATATTGACCATCGCGAGATTTATCTCATCTATCATGCCGACGAGCACCTCGCCGATGTTCGCCGCCCAACCCCCTATCTCATCGCTATAAACCCAGAGCACCGCAACCAGTGCACCAATAGCCATGATTATCAACATCACTGGATTGAGCGCCATCACGAGATTGAGCAATTTCATCGCAACCGTCGTAACGCCTAGCGCCACTTTGAGCGATACAATCGCACCGGTTACGGCCACTAGCACCGGACCCCAATCGACCATAAATTGATAGACCTGTTTGCCGAAATTAATCATATCCTTTAGCCCTTGAACCAAGGGCTTCGGGTCGAAATTCTGTATCGCGCTTATCGTATCGTCCAACGCGTTCGGGAAAGCGTCTTGAAAGGTCTCAATTATTTTCATGCCTAGTTCTATCAAACTAGATTGGAGCACCTTAAGCCGGACGCCGAGGCCCTTGCGCATCATCTCCGCCATCTTAGCCGATGCACCCGCCGCGCCCTCGAGTTCTTTGCGATAGTCTCTCGCAGCGTCTACGCCTTTCATTAGCACGACGTTAGTACCAGCGATCGCACGCTTGCCGAGGATAGTATCTATCACCGCAGATTTCTGCGCGGTACCCATATCCTCTGTAGCCTTCTGCAGGTCCTCGAGAATATCGAGCATATCTCTCATATCGCCGTTAGAGTCGGCGATATTAATTCCCAACTTCTTAATCAAAACCTTGCCCTTGCCCACCGGGTTAGCGAGTTTGAGCATCATATTTTTTAGGGTGGTTCCGGCTTTACTTCCCTTGATTCCGGCGTTGCCCATTATTCCGGTAAGCGCCGCGAAGGTCTCGACAGACTGCCCGGCAGTAGTCATCACCGGGCCGCCATCTTTCATCGTTTCGAACATGTCCTCGAGGGTTACGTTTGCCGTCGTCACTGTCTTCGCGAACACGTCGTTAATCCGGTTTAAGTTAGCCGTGAGAACGTTCGTATCTTTCGAGTTCAGATTAAACGCGCCAAGCGCATCCGAGGCGATGTCGGTAGCCCGCGCCAAGTCCATATTAGCACCGGTCGCGAGGTCGACCACCGAAGGTAGCACGCTCATGGCTTGATCCGCGTTAAATCCCGCCATCGCTAAAAACTCAAGTCCTTCGGCTGCAGCTTTACTCGTGAATTCGGTTGACCCTCCGACCGCTCGAGCCGCTTTCTCGAGCGCCTCCATTTCCTTAGTCCCGCGCCCTATCATCTCCGGGAACTTAGCTCCCGCACTCGTCAAGGCTTGGTCCATACCGACGAATTCTTCGGTAACTTTCCTAACGCCCATCTGCATCATAAACAGACCGTGGGAAATCGCCATCGAGCCGAGCATCCCGCCCATAATCGATTGCGTTTTCATCGCCGCCTTATTGATTTTAGCTAAGGATTTCTTCACCCGGTTGCT